TTTTTTACCGCCTGTATATTTCTTCATTCTCGCAGCAAAACACCTTCCTGGCATCTTTATATTATCCACTATCTTGCTCTTTGGAATATCCTTATCATCAAGTGTCAGGGCATCAGCTATAACGCAGTCACCATGTGTTTTCTTAGCTGCCTGAGTTTCCTTGACAAGATAAGCAGGCCCAATGCCACCATCATCATAGTATACATACAGATTAACTTCATCCAAAGCCCATATAGAATGGTTAATGTACCCACCTGTTGCCAGGAACCTGTCATAAGTTTCAAGTAGTTCTTTCTTAGCGTCAGGGCTTGAATGCCATCCATATGCTTGCGTTTTTTTATCATGCATGTTACCCACTCTTTTATTTCTATAATAGTAAGGATAGCCCCATTCCTTAACCATTAACTTCCCATAATCCAGGCCAGGTCCGTTCTTCTCCCACTTTTTGAATGGCAACTTCTTTCTTCCACCAACCCACAAAGCTACTGCTACTGATATTTTAGCGAACTCATAGGGTGGTGTATTAGCGTCACGCCATTCCGCTATTTTCTCACCTGTCTGTTTACATTTAATAGATATAACAGAATTAGATGCACCATGACCTTTGCTTATGTCTATACCAAGAATATAATCTTTACTCTGATCAGGTCTGCCCAATACCAGGTTAGTCCACACACGCAAAGGACCATTCTTGTCACGATTAATCTTCACTTTATCAAACTGCCTGGCCCTTATAATCTTCTTAATATCACTGTTTGGAACCTTCTTGTCAAGCTGAATAGACCAGCGTGTTTTAGGTGGGCACCCAAATATCTGTTTGTGCCTATCAGCATTGCCGGGTGTGAAAAATTGTGACCCGGATTCGAGGTCATTAGCAAGAATCTCCCTTGCTATTTCTCTCGGTGATCTGACTTTACATTCCTCGTCAAACCAGGGAGACCGTATCTCCCATATATTTGTAATGGGGTGCTGTGTGACATATCTGCCTTTACCCTTATCCGGGTGGTCCCAATACATCAATGGAAATACTTTTATAGTTCCATCATTTTTCCATTTGCTGTATTCAGTACCGGGACCAGCTACAGTAGAATTAACAATACGCATCAGAGCAACGTCACGTGTTGCACTACGCATCAATGCACCATTCTCCACTTTAGCGAACTCATCAAGGAGCACCACTAACCGCCTATCGCCTGATCCCGCATGTTCTGTAGTGGACTCACCATCAATACAGCTACCGTTATACGAATTGAGCATGTGCATTTTAGATCGGTGTTTCTCACGATACTTAATGGATGGCGGCAGCATCCAATCAGGCAACCACTGGTTTATATAATCATGTCGCTGGAACATAGCTTTCATATTACCAGCTTTATCAACATAATCTTCGGTACGTGACATTTCAAGCAACTGTGCATCTTCTCTGAACAACCAAAGCCAGTGCATAAATGCTATACACAACCAACTTGCACCCATGTCACGTGACTTGTTTACAAGGATGTCCTCAGCTTTTTTAAGACACTCCTCGAATAAATTACACAGATCATCCTGCACTTCCCAGGTAATGAAAGGTACGTGGGCGTTTGCCGCTTCTATTCGCTTTCCTGTTTCAGCTTCTACATCAAATTGGTGGTAGCTCATCACGAATGTATTAATCCAAAACAGTAAAGATGCTTTACTCGCAGCCATTAAATCTTCTTGTAATATGACATCACCCTCAGCTTGCTGCAAAAGACCATATCTATATTGAAGATTCTTCGCAGGATTCTTTGGAACACTCAGACCAGTCTTAGCACATTTCCAGAGGTCCGGCACATCTGGAAATGGAGTCCGTAGTTGCGGCTTGATACTTTCTTCGATAGCAATCATCTTTTACTTGCCATCTATAACCTTTTTCGTTAGAGCATTAATCCGTTTCTTGCTCTGTTCACCAACCCTATCAGCAACAGTTCGCTGTTCTTTCTTACCAGATTCAACAGCAGCTACTCTACCTTCGAGACGATCAAACAGCATAGAGGCGTACACTCTATCAGGGTAATGTACAGTTTCTAATTCCTGCCCGTCTGTATTAATTGTTTTCTCTGTGTACCCTAAAGCCTTTTTCCACACTAATCTGGCGAGTGCCTCAGCCTTAGTTACCATGCGGTCATTGCCATCAATATCCTTGTGAAACTCAGTTTCTTCCTCGGCTATATTGCGAAGAAGGCTACTTAGTATAGTTCCTGCTCTTTGTTTTGTATTCTTAATTGTTGGCTCTTTATCTTTTTTTGCCATGTTTAAAGACCTTATTTAAACGAACCTGTGTTTTATCTTCCAGTTTTTTGCGGTGCGTACCATTTATTGTACCTTTATTCTGTGAGGCATAAAAAACTTTTTCTCCTTTTCCCTCGCCATATTCTTTTTTCATATCAGCGAGTATCTTTTTACCTTTATTAGTTAACGGCATTTCCTATTTCCTCTATCACTTGTTCGGCTTTAAATAAATCCAATATTTTAATTACTTCATTAATAGGAACGCATAAACTAATACCATCATAACCAACCCTGCACCCCACTACAACCCCAATTATTTGACCGCGCATATCATATACCGGCCCACCACTGTTACCAGGCCAAACCAACGCATCAACTTGAAATAGAATACTCCAACCATCCATACTATCTATATTTCTATCTACTGAAGATACGATACCTTTAGTAACAGTAAATTTCAACTCATACCCAAATGGACACCCTATTACAAACACGTCCTCACCTTTTTGTAAATTATCAGAATTCCCCAAATAGGAGAATGGTAATTTTTCAGAGACATTCAGTTTGATAAATCCGGCATCAAGTATCTCTGGTTTACAAAAACACTCCCACGAAAATAATATTCTACCATCTTGCAATGTTATTCTAAATTCATCTGCGTCACTAATCATATGTGCAGCCGTCAGTATAATTCCATCATCAGATATAATAACACCTGACCCGGTTGCTAACTTATACCCGTCCTTATATGCTTCGATATACACAACGGATGGTTCAACTCTTTGTATTACTTGTACTAAATTAATAGGTATGGGCCTATTCTGTGATTCCAATACACGGTTGTTAATTCTCATCATCCCGAATGCTAACGCTACCAGGATTAGCGGGATCAATAGTTTCCTGTTCATGGCTCTCCTTTCTTACTTACCTGCACGTACTGCGTCAACATAGACAGTAGTTGATGCCAATGTTGAAACTATAACAACAAGACGGTCAAAACCCATAGTTCTAAAATGGTACAATCCCATTTCATTTGTAACAGAAAGTTCTTCACCATCAAACAAGGCTTTTTCACTGGCAGGTGTAATACTATCAGCAAGATATGTACTGTTCCCACCTTCTTGTGTACCCTGCAAACATGTAAGTTGACCAATATTCATATAATGATCGCCTTGTTTGCCAATATATAACTGCAATACATTAGAATCATCTTCACTACCATCTGATCTAATCCTGAGTAGTCCAGCTTCCCACGTGTCAATATCAAATACTATTTTCGTAGTATCTGCTATAGCATCAATATCAGCCTGAGCACGTGCTGTTACTCCAAGTGCAGCCTGGGCTACTGTTATGCCACCAACATTTGAAAACGATCCACCATCTTCAGCATTAACCGAATAGCTCCTTAAACTCATTATTCATTCTCCTTGATCTTTTTGATTTCTGTTATTTTGAACACGTAGTCGTGTCTATTATGTGTTGTGTTCTGCACACTTTTCAATATCTGTACCAGTTTAACTGTACCCTCGAACTCGAACTCAGCATCAACCTGTTCATTGGTAAAATGTGGTTCATCAGATGTAACATTATCTTTACGTATTATAACTGACTCGATATACTGTTCCTCAGGCATTATTACCCCCTCTAACGGCGGCATCAATAACACGCTGTTGTGACCTGCCACGTAGAATCTGAGACACGTCCCTCTGTACTGCGTCCTGATCAGTCAAAGCAATGTACTGCTTAACGAACTCAGCCTGGGATATG